CGGGGCGGCGGGCCGGGGGCGGCGCGGCGGCGGATCACTGCTTTTCCCGGCGGCGTGTGTAGGGTTTGCCGCGATTCAGTGGCCTTGGGCGGCTCGCCGCGCCGGAAAAGCCTTCCTGCGCAATATAAGGAAGCGCGCCGGACGGCGGGCGCTTTTTTGTCAAATCAGAGCTATTCTGGCCCAATAACCTTGTGCTTTTCATCGGGTTGCTTTTTCGGCGGCGCGGAGTGATGAATGTGTCACGCCGCGGGGGCAACCCCGGGCGGGCCGCCGGGCGGGAAAAGCCGCCGGGCCGAAAGGAGCACACCATGGCAGTCAACCACACCAACCCGGCAACCGCCGCCGACCTTTCCCGGGAGACCTTCGGGCTGGAGCTCGAGTTCTTCGGCATGACCCGCCGCGCCGCCGCCGAGGTGGTCGCGACCTTCTTCGGAAGCACAACCCGCCACCGCGGCGGCGTCTACGACAAGTACGAGGTCGAGGACCCCGCGGGCCGCCGCTGGACGGTGGTGTTCGACTCGAGCATCAACGACGCGCCGGACTTCTTCGGCGAAGAGTGCGAGCTGAACAGCCCGGTCCTCGGCTGGGACGACCTCGGCACGGTGTGCAAGCTCATCGAAGCCCTGCGGGCCGCCGGGGCCAAGACGAACGGGGCCTTCTGCGGCATCCACGTGCACATCGGGGACGCGGAGCACACCCCGGCTTCCCTTCGGAACTTGGTCAATCTGGTCAACGCGAACGAGGACCTGCTGACTCTCGCCCTCGGGATCACCCCGGAGCGCCGGAACCGCTGGTGCCGCCCGGTCGACCCGCACTTCCTGCGCCAGCTGAACACCCAGAAGCCCACCAGCCGCGCGGCGATTGCCCGCCTTTGGTACGGCGGAAACGACTGGGAGGCCTGCGCACACGAGCACTACCACTCCAGCCGCTACCGCCTGCTCAACCTGCACAGCCTTTTCCAAGGGAAGGGCATCGAGTTCCGCGCCTTCAACGCCACCCTGAACACCGCCGAGGTCCTCGCCGACATCCAGCTCTGCATGGCCCTTTCGGCCCGCGCCAAGGCGATCAAGACCGCCAGCCCGGCCCGCCCGGAAACCGACAACCCGAAGTACACCTTCCGGTGCCTCCTCCTGCGAATCGGCATGAGCGGGGACGCCTTCAAGACCGCCCGCGAACAGCTGATCTGCCGCCTGCCCGGCAATGCCGCTTGGCGCAGGGCCGCCTGAGCACACGGGAATGGGCGCGGGCCACGCACACGGCCCGCCCGCTCCCAAGGACACCCGGCTTCTGAATCGGATGCCCTTGGGAACGGCCCAGCCGCCGCCAAATCAAGCGCCCCGGGCGCACACCCGGGAGAAGGAGAACACCATGCTTCCAAATCTGACCTTCATCATCCGCTTCACTCACCGCGAACAGGGCGTCGGTGTGCCCGGTTCGGAGGAGGAATTCACCAGCCTGCCCGAGGCTTGGGACGCCTTCCGGATGTTCGCCGAGCCCGACAGCGCCGAGCTGTACTCCGGAATCGAGCTGGTCGAACTGAACTGGACCACGCACACGGAGCGCCGGATCGCGGGCATGACCTTCGATTCGGCCACGGGCAACTGAATCGCCCCGCCTGAGCCGAAGGTCGGCCCCCGGATGGCCTGCGGCACAGGCCGAAACCTACCCGGTGAACACAGGGGACGGTCGCGGGAGCCGAGCTTCCGAATACACGCGCACAGCGCAGGAGGTAAACACCATGGAGAACACCACCGGCAATCGTCAGCTTCTGAATCGACTGCAGGCCCTGTGCGAGGGCACGCCCTACGAGCTGCGCATCCGGGAACGAGAGAACAGCATCGGCCTGAGCTTCTACACCCGCGCGGACGCTCCTGAATACACGCCCTACATGTGCGTGGAGGACGAGGTGTGCTTCACCGGGAGCTTCCGCATCGCGGTCCAGACCACCAGCTACGGAGCCCTGCCGCCCGAGGACATCCTGCAGGTCGCGCAGGGCCTGATGACCGCCGCCCAGCTGGCCAAGGCCATGAGCACGGAAATCCAGCTTGCCGGTTACCGGGTGATCGGCAACTGAGCACACGATGGTGTGTGCTCTGAAATAAAGTTTCGCCGATGCACATAACCGCCTGCTAATCGCTTGCTATTCCCCGGCAAAAGAGTGATGAATACGCTGCCGCCCGGGCAAAGGCCCGGAGCTTCAGAATCGAGGAGGCTTTCAAATGAAGCACATCAAGTACGACCTGGACACCTGCATGGACATCTTCGACTGGTTTGACGCCGCCGAGTTCGACTACCTCAACCACATCATGCTCAGCAAGCTGGATGGTGACGAGCGTGTACGCCGGGCATTGCCGGAAATCCGAAAGCGCGCACAGTGGCTGGTAAGGATACACCGCGGCTGCGAGAACGCCTACCCGGAATACACCGCTGCCTGAGCTTGCAAATCAAACCCGCCTGACGATGGCCCCCGGCACAGGCCGAAACACCCGCAAGGGTGTCGCGGGAGCCTTGGCTTCCCTAATACACCAAAGGAGGATTACCGACATGTGTGTAATCTGCGCATCACCCAAGGGCGTGAGACAGCCCAACCGCTCCGAAATCAAGGCCATGTTCCTGCGGAACCCCGACGGGGCCGGATACATGGTGGCCCGCGACGGCAAAGTGACCATCCACAAGGGCTTCATGAACCTCGATGAGTTCCTGAATGCCCTCAAGGCTGAACACTTCACCGCGAAGGACAGCGTGGTGTACCACTTCCGCATCAGCACGCAGGCGGGCATCAACCCGAGCATGACCCATCCGTTCCCGCTTTCAAATCAGCGCGAGGTGATGAAGGCGCTGGATGTTCACTGCGGTGTGGGCATCGCGCACAACGGCATCATCCGGCTGACCAGCGATCCGAACGAGAAGGAGTACAGCGACACCGCGATCTTCATCGCCGACTACCTCTCCCAAATCATCGGGAGCCCTTCCGACCTGCACGACCCCGATGTGCTGGAAACCATCCGGTGCCTCATCGGCTCCAAAATGGCCATCCTGGACGGCTCGGGCTACATCGCCACGGTCGGACAGTTTTTCAACGAGCGCGGCCTGCTCTACAGCAACCTCTACCACCGGGGCGTGTGGAGCTTCTGAATCGCCGCGTACAGCGCAGCCGCTTTCCAATGCGAAGGCGGCCGCTTTTTTTGTCTTGCGCAGAAAGCCGCCACGTTGGCCCGTGTCGCGCGCTTTGGAATCCGCTGGGCCGTTTGCCCGCCCTCGGGGACGCAGGCCCGACAGCGGGCCACGTGCGCCCAACGTGCGCAAAGGAAAAGCGCCGGGGCATTGCTGCCGCCGACGCTCGTGAATCTGCCAGGGTGTTATTTGGCTTCGAGGATGTTCGCTGCCACCTGTACGTCACCGCTGTCCGTCATGCGGAAGCGGAGCATGACCGGACTGTCTTTGGAATCGTACCGTGCCGTGAAGGGCTCGGTCCACAACTCTGTCAGGCCCGGGCAGGTCTCGTAGGCTTCCGCTCTGTACTCGTCGCGGTTCTCGGGGTAAGCCTCGCACAGCTTGTAAATCGCGATCAGCGTGTGCAGCTGATCGGTCATGACCTTTGCCAGCACATCCGCGGCGGTCATGCCGCCAAATCCGCTGGCCGGGCGCAGGGGCTTGCAAATCGCCCACATCGTGAGCGGCAGCTCCTGCTTCATGAAATCCAGCAGGGCTTCAGCCGTGCCGCAGCTGTCGCAGATGTACACATCATCGACATGGCGGCTGAGGGCGTTGGTTTTCAAATCGGGCTTCATGGTGTCCTGCCCGCAGCGGGGGCAGCGCATGTGTTCACCGGCATGCTGTCTGGCTCTCAAATCAGCCAGCCGGGCGATCATCTTCTCAGTCATGCTTCTGCACCTCCTCGTTCAGCTCACGTCGGATTCTGCGCTGTTCAGCCAGCTTGTTCTTGTGCGCCTGCATCCGATCCGCGCTCTTGAATGCCGCGTAGCCGTCCAGGTGTCCCATGAGTGTGCGGCGCAGCTCCTTGTGTTCCGCACCGCCGAAGCCCAGCCGGTTCAGCCAGGCGTTGGCATGGTACTTGTCCGCTTCGGAATCCAGCCTGCGCGGCAGGACCCGCTTCGCACTCTTGGCGGCCTTGACGCAGGCGCTGATGAGCTGGGAGTAGAACACCCATCGGATGGAATCCCGCTCGTAGGGCATGTCCACCGAAACGGCACCGGCGTCGAGGTTCATGCCTGCGACCTGTCCGTTCCGGATGGCGTCATGCAGCATCGTCTCGAAATCGCTGACGCAGGTCAGGCTGGCTGCTGCAAGGTTCTGAATGAACACCTCGTCGATGCGCAGGCAGTTCATCTGCAGCATTCGGTTGATCAGGTCCTGCCGGGCGTACAGCATGTGCATGAGGTTCGTCATGCTCTGCACCGTCCAGTCAGGCTCGTAAATCCGAAGGGTTGTCACCGTGATGTCCTCGGCTGCGGTATCGGCGGACTCTGCTTCGGCAGGCGCTTCCTCCGCAGTCGCTTCGGAATCCGCTGCCGTCAGCTCGGCGGGCAGCTCGGTGATGTACCCGTTTTCCAGCAGGCATTCAGCGGCGGGAAGCAGGGCTTCGCGTTCGCCGCTGACGGATGCGTCTCTGTTCACCGTAATCTCTCCAATCTGGAAGGCGTAGGTCGGAGTGTACAGATAGACCGCCGGAGTCTGCAGGCGCTCGGAGAGCCTGCGGACCATGGCCTTGCGGTCATCGCACTGGGTTGCAATCGTGATCATGGGGCTTGACCTCCTTGTTTTAGGGTAGTGACATATACGCTCTACCCGCGGGAAAAGTCAAGCGGTAATATGCGGCTTCTGTGCCTGCCGGTGAGAAAAATCGAAGAAGCGCAGCTCCTTCTCCATGCGGCGGATGTGCTTTGCGAGGTCGCGCCGGTGAATCGGCCCGGCGTGCTCCATTTCCCGCTTTGCCGCATCGATCTTCTGAATCAGTTCATCGCGTGTCATGCTTCCTCCAAAAACAGAAGCAGTCCCGGCGGTTGGGCCGAGACTGCGTGTATCACCTGTGCATCCAGTTTTGACAAGCATATCATACCACAAAGACAGGCATGCACACAAGTGCCCTTAACTGCCCAATTTGATGACGCTCTCAAATCCCGGCGCGTTGATGATCTCCTCGACCGCCTTCAACGCCCGCCCGTGCATCTTGTAGGTCGAGCGGATGTGTAGATGCATGATCTCCGAAATCTCCTCCCAGCTTTTGAAGGCCAGGTAGCGCATTTCAAGCAGCAACCTGCAGTCCGGGTCGTGAATCTGCTTGAGCACACCGGAAATCTCGGTCTTGAGATCAACGAGGGTGTCGATGGTGCTGTTCAGCAAATCCTCAGCCTCCAGAAGCCGGACAATCGTGTCCTGCAGGGAGGTCACGTTGCGGGTGTGCGAAACCACCTCGCCATCATAGGCTGGGGTAATGCGCTGTGTCAGCGAACGAAGCTGGGACACACGCTCAAGGGTGATATTGATTCTGCGGTCAAGCACCCTCGCCTGATTGAGATACTCTTTGGCGTTCATCTGTCTGCCTCCCTTCTGTGCCGTCTCTCGCCGGTCATGTCAGAACCTCCTATGCCTGCCGATGTTCACATAGCGCTGGCGGCGGGGCTTCTGTTCTTCGGGCTGCGTGCCCGGCTGCTGTTCACGCTTCTGTGCCAGTCTGCGCCTGCGGCGTTCCTCATACACAATATGCTCAAGCGCCTCACCGGCGGTGGGGTCATAATAGCCGTCATGGTTTCTGCGGTAGTTCATGTACTGCCTCCTTTGCCTTTTCCTCAAGGTACTCGTAAATCGCAGCCAGCAGCCTGATGATCAGCGGATGATTGTTCCAGCTGGCTGACACAGCAGCGATGTCTTTCGCCGCGGTTTCCCACCAGACAAGCGAGGCTGCCTGATCGGACATGGGCGGCGGTGACGGGTGTGCGGCGAAGTATCTGTACGCCGCTCGAAAGATCTGGGTCTCAGCTTCACTCAACAAGCTGCGTCACCTCGATTCGGATGCCGGGCCGTGTGCGGGTCCAGCGCTTTGTGACGGTTTCCCGGCACACCTGCGCATCATCCCTCCAGAAGCCGACGCGGGTCATGCAGTCCTTGAGGAGCTTCTGCAGGTTGTCTGTGTCGGGGCGGGTCACCCGCAGCGCACCCTCACGGTGTATCTTGCTGGGGAAATACCACTCGACGGTCAGGGCCAGAGCACCCTCCAGCGGTGTGTCAGGCCGGTTGAGCCGCAGCGCGTGCTCGTACAGCCTGCGGGCTTCCTTCAGGCGCGGGGTATCGTAGAAGATCGGTCGACCGCGGCGAATCATCACCTTGTGTTCCTGTGCGGTGACAGTCGGGGGAATCATGTCGAGAAAGAAATTCATCACGGAAAGCTCCTTTCGGAACGCTTGGTTCACTCCTCGTATGGGGGGAGGAGTGTAACGAACTCCTCCCCGTAGAGGGTTGTGGAACACAACGCTATATATATAGACGTTCCGTTCCGTTTGCGACCAAATCGTGTAGTCAGATGCGGGTCACGACGCCGCGGTCATTTTGGTATTCGTCCGACATTTCTTTCAGCCAGTCGCGCACCGTTCTGTCGGTCATGTCCAGGTAGGATGCGATTGCGGAAACCGTGACCGGAGTGTCGGGATCGAACGAACAGGCGGCAAATGCCATGCGGATGCGTTCAGCACGCTCATCGCGGCTGCAGTTTTTCCCGCCCCGAATCTTTGCGGCAACGCTGCCTTTGGCAGGAGCCTGTGTCAGCTCCTCGGGCCTTGCCAGCGTGTGAATCGGATAGTCGAACCAGAAGTCCACCGGGATGATATTGGGGAACTCGCGCAGGCTGCTCTCCAATCGCCATGCTGTGCGCCCGAATGCCTCGGCCTCGTATTTCATATCGCCGTCCAACTGCAGTTCGATCATGTCCAGCTGGGCATCCGGATCACGGGCAAACACACCGGAGCCGGACGCACGGTCCTTGGCATCCTTGTTGCCCTGATCGCCCTTGGAGTGATGATGGCAGTAGATGGCGGCACACCCGGTCTCGGCACAAATTTTGTCGAACTGATTGCAGAACAGCGCCATGTCGGAGGCCTTGTTTTCATCGCCGGTGATGACCTTGTAAATGGGGTCGATGATGATGGCGTCAAAGTGCTGATCGCGCACACGGCGCACGAGCTTGGGCACCAGCTTGTCCAGCGGCACAGCCTTGCCGCGTAGGTTCCACAGCACGATGTTTGCGGCGTTGGGCTTTTGAATGTGCAGGGCTTCGTAGATTTTCGCAAAGCGGTTGATACAGCTGGCGCGGTCGATCTCCAGATTCACATACAGTACGCGGCCCTTCTTGCAGGGAAAGCCCAGCCATTTGCGGCCCTCGGCAATCGCAATCGCCAGCTCCATGAGCAGGAACGACTTGCCCGCCTTCGAGGAGCCGGAGATGAGCATTTTGTGCCCGCAGCGGAGTATGCCGCGGATCAGCTCCTCCGGCAGCTCCGGCTGGTGTGCCAGCAGCGCTGACATGTCCTCCAGCGGAGGCAGGTCATCCTCAAGCCCCTCAACGAAATCCATCCAGTCCTGCCACGACCGTCTGCCTGTGTTGACAGCCAGCAGCTTCTGGCGATTTCCGTTCCTGTCCACCCCGGGCATCCGGGACAGCCGGGACGGGTTCTTGTTCGCCTGATCGACGATCAGACCGTGTCCGATGAGGAACGAGTACAGGAACAGCACCCGTTTGCGGTACTCCGATTCGTCCGGCGCGTCGATGTGCACGATGGCATGCACGGACTTGCCGCCGCTGGACACCAGACAGGCAATCGGCAGCTCCAGCCGCTGATAGGCCGCGAGCTGATCCTGAATCGGGATCACATCGGATTCCACCAGCGCATATCGGAAGGCGGTGACATTCCTGTCGGACGCGCCGGTGCCGTCCAGCGGGTTGAAGCGAATCCACCCGCCCACCTGGGGCTTCCAATCGCCAATGGTCGCGCCGAGGTCATCCGGGTATTTGGCCAGAGAGGTCAGCAGCTCACCGGCTGTGCGGTTGAACACGCCGCGCAGCGGTTCCCATTCGCCGTCCTCGTTCTGGCGCACCTCGCCGGTGACATAGCCCACATACTCCTCGGGCCTGAACAGCGTCGAGATGTACTTCGCCAGCTCAGCGGTCGGCTTCATGTCCGGCAGAAGATTGTCGAACGGAACGGAAATACCCGGCGTTCCGTCATGGGCACGACCTGACGGAACGGAAATTTCCGGCGTTCCGTCATAGGAAAGCTCATCGTTCCAGCCCATGATGCCGTTTCCCTCGAAGGGCTTCCAGCCGCGCTGCTTGGCCATCTGCACGATGGTCGCGCCGGTCACCGGGGTACCGCTGCCATGAAATGTGTTCCACTTGCGGGCACACTCGCCGGGATGATAGCGCTGATCGTTGCGGCTCCACTCATCCCAGACGGAGCAGGCATAGCCCTCATGCTTGAGCGCCATGCCCACGTTCATCCATTCCGCGTAGGACAGATCGCGCACATCAACCGCGGACAGTGCGGAAATCAAGAGGTTATCCATGGGCTCTCCTCCTTACGATGGAACATAGGTCGCCGGGTTAAAGCCATACGGCAGCTTCCAGTTCAGCACCGCAAGCCGGGAAATAACCTTGCTGGCAGCGTCGAAGGACCATGTGCCCACAAACCGGAAGCCGTAGCGCTCCAGCAGACGGATCTGCTTGGGTGTGCTCAGGCCCTCCTTCTGGCGGTTCATCAGGCGGTCGATCAGCATGCTGGCCTTGCCCATGTTCTCAATGCTTCCGGCGTCGATGCCGCGCTTCTCCAGAAAGTCCAGCTGCTTCTGGGAGGGCGGGGCCATCTCCCACGCGAAGGTCGGTGTGTAATCAGCCAGGTCCTCGGCGGCAATGGACATGGCGAACTGCAGCGGATCAACCAGCCTGCGCCTGCGGCTGCGCATCTCGGCAAGCTGCCGGGCCAGGGACTGTTCGCGCTCCAGAATCGTGTCGCGCTCGGCCTGCTCCTCGGCTTCCATCAGGTCAACAGCGCCGGTCGTGTCCTCCACCATGCGGTCCACGTGCTCGGCTTCGTTTTCATCCCTGCACACCAGGCAGGAGGGGCGGCACAGGTCAAGGCGTTCCGTCTGCCACAAGAAATCCAGCACCAGCAGGTATTCCTTGCCGGGGCTGAGGCGCAGGCCGCGACCGATGATCTGCTGGTACAGGCTGCGCACCTTGGTAGGCCGCAGGTTGATGATGCAGTCCACGGAGGGACAGTCCCAGCCCTCGATCAGCAGCATGCTGTTCGTGAGGACGTCGTACCTGCCGCGGTCGAAGTCCTCCAGAAGCTGTGCGCGGTCAGGGCTTTCGCCGTTGACCTCTGCGGCGCGAAAGCCGCGCTCCCGCAGCATGACACAGAACTTCTGGGAGGTGCTGACCAGCGGGAGAAACACGACCGCCTTGCGGCCCCGGCAGTATTCCTGCATTTCATCGGCAATCTGCGCGAGGTACGGCTCCAGCGCGCTGCCGATGTCATCCGCTCTGTAATCGCCCTCGGACACACCTACGCCAGAAATGTCCAGCCCCAGCGGAATCATCTGCGCCTTGATCGGGCAGAGGTACCCGTCCTTGATGGCCTGCCGCATGGTGTACTCATAGGCCAGACTGTCGAAATACTGGCCCATCTGCTTTTTCAGCAGCTTGTCCGGGGTAGCGGTCACGCCCAGAACGTTTGCATCCGGGAAATGTGCCAGCACATGCTGATAGCTGTCCGCCAGACAGTGATGCGCCTCATCAACAAGGATTGTGGAGAAATAGTCCTGCGGGAACCGGGATAGTCGGCGCTCCCGGCACAGAGACTGCACCGAGCCGACCGTTACGGGGAACATGCTGCCCAGGCTGCTGCTTTCCGCTTTCTCGATGGCGCTTTCGAGGCCAGTGACCATGCGGAGCTTGTCCGCAGCCTGTGTCAGAAGCTCACCGCGGTGCGCCATGATGAGGACTCTGCCGCCCTCGCGCACGGCCCCCTCGGCAACCTTGGACATCACGACCGTCTTGCCACCGCCTGTGGGGAGAACAAGCAGTGTGCGCTGCTTGCCCTCCGCCCACTCGCGGCGAATGGCAGTCACGGCTTCACTTTGGTAAGGCCGGAGCTGCATCATGATCAGAAACCTCCGTTCTTCCAGCCCATCTGCTGCTGAACATACTGGGGCTGGGACGGCATCTGCTGTGCGGTGCCGTTCATCACGGCCTGCTCAGCATCACGTACCCAATCCTGCTGCATGGCCTGCGGATCGAAATCGTAGTAGCGGTCCACGGAGTTGGTGGTGTGTTCGGAGCCGTTGCTGGTATAGGTGCGAGGCTTGAAGTGTGCGCGACCGCGGGCACCCAGCACCTTGCTCCAGTCCATGACCACGCGTTCGCCGGACTTCTTCTGCCCGATGGCACGGAAGAAGGCCGCCAGCTTCCATTCGAGGGTGCGGTACAGGATCAGGTCCTCCTTGCAGCTGGCGGTCTGGCCGCCGGGCAGGTCGATGGTGAGCGTCAGGCTGGCCTTGTTGCAGGCGGGAATCTTCGCGCTGCCGGGATAGCGGCCACGCTCAAAGCCGGTCACGGTGAAGGTGTAGTCACCCTCGTCCAGAACGATAAACTGCTGACCGTCGGACTCAATGGCGGAGTCCCAGTCCATCAGGTTGGCATCATAGTTGCTCATTGTGCTTTACCTCCTCAAAACGGCGTGTACTCAGGGCTGCTGCGAATCACGTCCACGATCTTGTCCCAGTGCGGGAACAGCCACTGACGGAAGAAATCCGGGTGATACTGTGCGGGGGAAACCTCCTCGGGATAGTGGCCCTTCTGGGCGACTACCTGACGGATCTGTGCCTCAGTTACCGCGTCCCGCTCCATGCGCTCTGCCAGCTCGGCAAGGAAATCCGGCTGTGCGGGCGGTGCCGGGATGGGAGCCTGACCGGTGAACAGATGCGCAATGTGGCTGTAATCCAGGTCCATCTCATCCGGCAGGCCGAAGCGGTTCTTGGCATCCCAGCAGGGATGATGCGTGGCATACATGACGCGCTTGCCGCCGCTGGCCTTCTTGCTGCCGCTCTCGGTGCCGGAAACGAAGGTCTTGTAGCTGACGAACAGCAGCAGGTCCGGCCACTCAGCCAGCAGGGGCGCACACTGCCGGGAAAGCTTGAGCTCCCAGTGATCGAAGGCACCCATTTCCTCGGGCAGCTCCTGCTTGCGCACACGGGCGTGGGCCACGATGACCACATTGCGGCCCGAGGCCAACACGTTTTCGCAGGCGCGGAGCATCCGGGCAAACTCCTCAGCGAGGTAGGTGTAGCCCTTGCCGAAGCCGAAGGATTCCAGACCGGTCTGCTTGTACTTCTCGCAGATATGCTTGATGGCCATCTGCTCAGCCCAGTCAGCGGTATCGATGACCAGCGTTGCACAGCAGGCGGTGTCCCGCGCCACCTCCTCGATGGTGTTCAGCAGGCCCTCCCAGCCGGTGAACTGGTCGATGCGGTTGACATCGAGGTAGGTCGTGCCGCCCTCGGTGTCCAGAAACAGCGGGTTGGGCGTGTGCGCCGCCAGCGTGCTCTTGCCGGTGCCCTCAAGGCCGTAGATCACGGCCTTGACCGGCTTGTTCAGGCGTCCGCTCTTGATCGGAAGCATGGGAACCCTCCTTACTCGTCATCGTCCAGCTCGTCGAAATCTTCCGCGGCACAGACGGGCTTGCCGTCATAGACGGGATCATCGAAGCCCAGCTGCACTTCGTTTTCCGGGCACAGCAGGCCGCTTCGGCGGATCTGGTCCATGAAGTACGCATACACCGCCGGGCTTTCGATGCCGATGGTGGAGTCAAGGCTGTTGCTCATGGCCATGTTCGCGCTGCCCATCCACACCTTGCCGGAGGAGGCCAGCGTCATTTTCGCGTGGACACGCGGGTCAAGGAAGATGCGCAGCTCGGGGTACGCCTGCTTCAGCTCCAGCGCCTGATCGGCATACCGGCTGTTGGCAATGATCGTCACGTTCTGCGGGCAGATGCCGAGACCGTTGGGCCGGAAGCACGCATGGGTCGGCAGGGCGAAGGTCACGACCGTCACCTTGTCGTTGGCCCGAATCACGCTGGCCAGGTTCTTCGCCGTGGAAAAGCCGAAGTTGTAGGCCTTCACCTCGGCCCGGATGTTCATACCGAAATCGTCTACAGGAAAGCTCATGTGTTTCATCCTCCATTTCATTTCAGGGAGCACGACTGGCCGGTGACCAGCGCAATGCCCGGTATCGTATTGCCGTCGGTCAGTAGGCGGCGCACAGCGGTCTTGTCGACCTCGGGTTCCTTGACGCGGATGCAGTCGCGGTACTTGTGCCTGCGCAGCCAGCTGATGGCCTTCGCGGCATCGGACACCTCCACCCGGCTGGTCACCCGGTAGCGGAGGGTGGCAATGCCGAGATCCGTTTTCTGGCCCTTGCACTCGCGGTCCAGCACCTCGATGAGCCGTTCCTCGCGGTGTTCGCAGATCCGGCGGCGCTTGGCGAGGCGTTCCTCCTCAGCCTTCAGGGCCGCGGCCTCGGCACGGGTGTCCAGCACCACCTTGGCCAGGTACTCCAGAATCCGGGAGCGCTCCATGTCCAGCGCGTTCAGCTGCTGGAGGATGGCCTCGGAGCTGGTGAGGATTTCGCCGGTATCCTCATCGACCTCGAGCTGCTGCATCAGCAGGGCGATCTCCGTGTTGATCTCATACAGGTGCATCTTCTTTCACCTCCGGGGGAACCTCGTGAATTTCCACCTCGCCGACGGTCTTGCCGGGGGTGAGCACCAGCACCTCGCAGAAATCGCCGAACAGCCATTTCAGCAGCCGCTGCGGAAGCCGCGCCGTTCCGCTGCGCAGAACCGGCTGCTTGCGACCATGCTCATCGCACACATTGATGCGGACACGGTGCTTCAGGGTCATCTGGGTCATTTGCTGACCTCCTCTCTGCCGGGCATGACTGCCCTTGGCGCAGTACGGAGATTTGCAGGTCACTTTGAGGGGGTGTCCGCATAAAACTTTTTCAGCTTTTTGCGGGCGGCCTCGATGGACTCGTGGACCGACTTCTGATTCGTGCCTTCACGCCGGGCAATTTCATGGGTTGAAAGGCCTGCGGCGTACATAAGGAAGCGGCTGCGCTGTACCTCGGTCAGCAGGGTGAGCGCCTGCGCGTACCGGGCATTGCTTTCGGCCTCGGCTTCGGAAGCGGTCAGGATGCTCTCCGGGGTATCCGGATCGGCGTACTCCTCGCCTTCAAAGTCGATGGCATCGTAGCTGTAGTGGTGGTAGCGGCATTTGCGGGCAAGGTTGTCCTCCTTGCGGTAGCTCTCAGTCAGGGTGACGGCGATCTCTTCACTGGTTTCGATCTCGATGGTAGTGGTGTCGGAATTGCGGTAGGTAACCTTCATTTTTCAAGCTCTCCTTGCATTTTTTGCTGTCGGAGAGCTGAAAAAGGGCGCATTGAATACAGCTGCAGCCATTACGAATCTCTCCGTTTCTGGTCTTGCAGCGACTTCGCAGTATCGTTGCTGTGAGCACCGCCCGCGCCTTTCTGCGAAATGCCGTGATCAGCGGCTCCGGGTTGGGCGGTGCGAGGTACCATAGGGGCAGTTGATTTGGTCTTCAGTCATCAGCCTGGGCGCGGGGATTAGAAATGTCCCCATTTCCTTTGGAAAGCTGCGTGGCGGACTGAACGAAATCACAGGGGTGCGCATGGGTTCCAAGCATTTCTGATCCCGCTGATAAGCAGGCGCATCTCGGAAATCGAACCCCCTTTCCTACAGGACAGGCATTGCAGGAATTCCGTAGGGACAAAAAAACGAGCCAAATGCATAGCTTGGAAGCTATACACCAGGCTCGTCCGTCATGTTTAATCAGCCAGTCGGCTGTGCGGCGTGCTCTTGATGATTATTTCAGCTTTTTGATACCGATCTCCTCATTGCATCGGCTGCATTTCTGATAGTAATCAGCGCTTTCGTAGCCATTCTGACCGGGAATGAAGGTCTCGGACACGGTAAGCAGGCCCGAGTCGATCAGACGGCGAAAGCCGCAGTTCGGGCATATAATGCTGACCATGTTCGCCATTCTGAAGCGGTGGCCAGGGTGTGCGACATTCCTGGCAACGCGGATCTTCTTTCTTTCCATACTCCTCAGTCCTCCTGTCTGTAGCAGATTGAGCTCATCACCCTTGCCATCAGGTGAACATCATGCCGGGCATTTTTACCTCATGGCGACCATCGTCCGGCATATACAGGTCACCCATGAGGGAAGCAGCAATGATCGAATGCTTGCCGAAGCGTCCCCGGATTTCATCGATGCAGTCATCCAGCTTCTGACGGCGCATGCGCCGCGTCTCGTCCACAAACAGATTCAGCTGAACCGCAGAGTCCCGGGGTACGAGTCCGAAGGTCGAAACGCACACGGCGCGAACCGGGTTGTTCCACTGGTAGTTCTCCATGAACAGGATGCGGGCTGCCTGCGCGATCTCCAGCGGGCTCTGTGTGGGAAAGGACACCCGGCTCTGCTTGGCAAGGCCGTAGTTGATGTCGCTCTCCCGGATGTAGACACGAACACCGGTTGCAGCCAGACCATACCCGCGAAGCTGGTGCCCCACATCCTGTGCCAGCTCCAGCATCACCTTCCACACCTGCTCCGGTGTCTCAAGGTTCTGCCTGCAGGTGATGCCGTGGCTGACGCTCTTGACGCCGCACTCATAATTGACCGGCATGACCGGCGAACGATCCAGACCATTGGCGTATCGCCACAGCGCGGTACCGTTCTTTCCGAGCAACTGGCGAATGCACTCATAGGGATAATGCGCAAGGTCACCAATGGTGAGTACACCCCGCGACATCAGCTTACGGGTGGTGCTGTGCCCAACATACAGAAGTTCCGACACGGGCAGCGGCCAGACACGCTCCTCCCAGTTTTCCGGGGAGAGTACAGTCACCGCATCAGGCTTTTTCATGTCGCTGCCCAGCTTGGCCAGTACCTTGCTAAAGGATACCCCGATGGAAACCGTGAGGCCGAGTTCCTCCTTGATGGAGGAGCGAATCTCATTCGCGATTTCCTCTGCCTCATCAAAGGTACGGCAGATCGGAGAAATATCGACCCAGCACTCATCCATGCCATACGGCTCAATCCGGTCGGAGTATCTGCCGTAGACCGCTCGGGCCAGCTTGGAATACTTGCAGTACTGGTCATATTGCGGCGGTACAACGATCAGGCCGGGACAGGCCCGCCGGGCCTCCCAATTCGCCATGCCAGTTTTGACGCCTCGGGCCTTGGCCTCCGCGCTTGCGGTCAGTACGATGCCGTGCCGTTCCTCCGTGCTGCCACAAACCGCGATAGCCTTGTTCTTGAGCTGCGGGTTCAGCATCTGCTCCACGCTCGCGTAGAACTTGTTCATGTCGATATGCAGAATCTTCGGAGTCATGGGCTGCCACCTCGCTTGGATGATTTCAATGTGCCGATTCCGTATCGCTCGGAGCCGACGACAATATGCTATCACAAGAATCTGTGAGTGCCAAGCGAACATGCTTCCCAGTAAAAATAAACTTGTTCCCATTATTCTGCGTTTTCCCCGTTTTGTTCGCCATCAACACTCAAAAAATCTTTTGATAGCTATTTACAAGCGCAGATTCTTGTGATATGCTTATCGTGAAGCTGAACACCAGCTGGTGGAGAAAGGCGGTTTAGTATGGCAAGCAAGAAGACAGAAACCGGCATCGTTGATTTTCCGGTGCAGAAGGCCACAAAGAAACCGCGCATTGCCTTTGGCAGTACCCTGCGCGAATACAGACTGAAAGCTCATCTTGAGCAGGAGCAGGTCGGCAAGGCCTGCGGTGTAACCGGCAACGCGATCAGCAACTGGGAGCGCGACGTCGCACGCCCGGACGCCTCGTTGGTTCCCACCCTGTGCAATCTTCTCAACATCCCGCTGTACGACTTCTTCGGGATGGAGAATCCGAATCCGTACTCTTCGGATGAAAAGGCACTGGTGGCTGATTACCGGTACATGACCGATCCGAACAAGCGTCAGCTGCGCAGCATCGTCAGCGCCATCATCGACAGCCAGGAGGAAACCCGCCGGGAGAACTACAGGAAGAACTTCTGCCACCTCGTCGGGCACGATGCCGGATTGGCAGCAGGCTTTGGCGGCCCGCTTGATGAAGAGCCCGAAGCGTATCCTGTGTTTGTGCGGATCAGCAGAGAGGCCTGCCGCTCCGATGATGTGTTCCCGGTCAACGGCCAGAGCATGGAGCCGGATTATCCGGATGGCTCCATGGTGTTTGTGGAACGTGTGGATGCGTCTGATCTGGAGTATGGTGACATCATTGCCTGCATCGTGGCCGGTACGCCCTATGTCAAGATCTACGAGAAGGACGGCCTCCATTCGATCAACCCGAAGTATTCCGTGATCGGCGTCACTGATGATGACAACATGCGGCTGATCGGGCGTGTGGTGGGCCTTGTCGATCCTGATGACATGGCATCTGAAGCAGAGGCCAAGGAACTCATGGAGGTCTTTGCGGACGAGCTCGACTGATAAACGACAGCATAAAAAAGACCTGCTTGGATGGCAGGTGTGTTTTCTATACCCAAATGGAGGTGAACAGCATGGCGAAGGAAGCCCCGCGCTATATTCGTCAGTATGTTGACGTCGATGTGACCTTTGATACTGATGGCAGAATGCGGCCCCGCACCCTGACATGGATCGATGGTCACCGGTTTGAGATCGACCGTGTGCTGGATGTTCGCCCGGCACACGCAGAGAAGGCCGGTGGTCAGGGCGACCGCTACAAGATCAGGGTGCGCGGCAAGGAGAAGGAGCTTTTCTTTGAACACAACCCGGACATCAGCTCTATGTATGTGGGACGCTGGTTTATCGAAGCCCCGGCACAATGAACGGAGGTGCGAACATGTCACGAAATGTGAATAACGGAAAGTCGGAGCAGATTCTGCACTTTATCCGACAGTTCACCGCCGTGCGCGGCTTCGGCCCCACCATCCGGGAAATAGGCGATGCTGTCGGCCTCAAGTCCAGTTCGACCGTATACAACTACCTGACCCGGATGACGAAACGCGGTCTGGTCGCATCGGAGCCGGGCAAACCTCGCAGTCTTCATGTACTGGAGCCACGGCTGGAGGATGACCCCTGCGATGATGGCGGTGCGGTGCTGAGCTGCAAGTTCCGGTTCCCCAATGGGACCTACCCGGTGAGCGTGATTGCTATGGTGGCTGATGATGACAAGCAGTTCACACCGGTCAAGGCTGATCAGGTGGAGGTGCTGCGCATGAAGCCAGTGGCAACAAAGAAGGCAGGGATGAACGATGGAGAGTGAGATCAGAAGGCCCATTGCAAAGGATGCCCGGCGGTGTGCGTTCACCGGCTACCGCCCGATGAAGATGCCCTTTGGCTACGATGAGGAATGCCAGCTGGCTCTGGACTTCAAGCACAGGCTCCACGACACGATTGAGATGCTCATCCTGCAGGGCTACAGGCACATGATCTCTGGTGGTGCCCAGGGCATGGATATCATGGCTGCAGAGGCTGTGCTTGAGCTGCAAAAGGAGTACCCGGATGTGACACTTGAGATTGCCGTACCGTTTGAGGCACAGGCGGCAAAGTGGGCGGCTGACTACCGCGCCCGCTGGCAGGAGTGCATTGACCGGGCTGATGTGGTGACGGTGTTGTCGCATGAGTACACGAAAGGATGCCTGTTTGCCCGCAACCGCTATCTGGTCACACAGGCCGATCTCCTGCTGGCTTGTTTCGATGGGAAGGAAGGCGGAACGAAGAACACAGTGGAGTACGCCCAAAGGAATGGATGCAGGGTGTGCTTGATTCCGCCAGTGAAGAAAGAATATAGAAAGGCTGCTATTTGAGACTCAGCAACATCCACCTACAGAGCGTGTGAAAACAGAAAATAATGTGTGAAAACGGCAATTTTCCTCATTATGACATGATGGAAGATTGCCGTTTTCCACATTGTGTGATATACTTTAATTTGGTGAATTGTACAGTGATATGTGATCAAACTGTATTGCAGATAATGACCGTATTCTTACGCGATGCTTACGAAACGCAGCGAATGGACGGAGGAGCAACCTATGCTTGGAGCGATCATTGGAGATATTGTCGGTTCTCGTTTTGAATGGCACAACATCAAGACGAAACAGTTTGACTTTCTCACTCACTCATGTTTTTTTACAGATGACTCTGTCATGTCTTTGGCGATTGCACAGGCAATTATGGAGACAAAGAAGTCGACACAGCTGAGTGCCAACACAGTCATTTGCATGCAGGAGATTGGAAGACATTATCCAGACTGCGGATATGGTGGCTCTTTCAGAAAATGGATGTTCTCTTCAAACCCCAAACCGTACAACAGCTATGGCAACGGTGCTGCGATGCGTGTAAGCGCCTGCGGCTTTGCAGCATCCTCTCTGGAGGAGGCTATTGCCATGTCGAAAGCTGTAACAGAGGTGACGCATAATCATCCTGAAGGCCTGAAGGGTGCAGAAGCAACAACCGTCGCTCTATATATGGCCAGAACAGGCAGCAGCATTCTCGAGATACGGGACTATATCGACAAGCATTATTATCCGATGAATTTCACACTGGATGGCATCCGGGACAACTATCTATTCAACGAAACCTGCCAGAATACCGTCCCCCAGGCGCTTATGGCGTTCTTTGAGTCCACCTCTTTTGAGGATTCTATTCGCAATGCTATCAGTATTGGCGGGGACAGTGACACACTTGCTGCCATTACGGGCGGCATCGCAGAAGCATACTACGGCATTCCCGAAGCGATCCGCAAGCACGCCCTGACCTTCCTCGATGAACGTCTGCTTGGCATTCTGAACGCTTTTGAGGCCAGGTACGGCATTGCCATAGATAAAGGAAATAGGAAGACCACAGGCAAAATCAAAAGAAAGGCACCGAATGAAGGGCAGCTGTCTATACTGGAGGCTGTCGAGGCGACCGAAGCCGCTGCGCATGCGGATGACATTGAATCAAAAGAGACATCTGCGAGCAGATTGTACAGCCATCTGTTTGAAGCGTGCAACATCCTGCGCGGCCCCATTGATCAGGACGACTATAAAAGCTACGTGATTCCAATCCTGTTCTTCAAGCGGATTTCCGATGTTTACGATGAGGAAACCGCTGAAAACGAGCAAAAATACGGCGAGGATATCGTCTTCTATCCGGAGGAGGAACTGCATGCCTTCGTCATCCCGGAGGGCTGCCATTGGCGGGATGTACGCAATGTCAGCGAGGATGTCGGCAGAGCCATCGTTGATGCGATGATGGCCATCGAACAGGCAAATCCGGATACGCTTGCTGGTCTATTCTCCTCCTTTGACGATGCCAACTGGACAGATAAAAACAAGCTCTCGGATGAACGGCTGAAAAACCTGATCGAGCACATGTCCTCGCTGCCGGTGGGCAACAAGAACTATTCTGCCGATGTCATGGGCGATGCCTATGAGTATCTGATCAAGAAGTTCGCTGACATGAGCAAGAAAAACGCCGGTGAATTCTATACGCCGCGCAGCGTCGTGAAACTCATGGTCCAACTGTTGCAGCCCAAATCCGGTGAATCAGTCTATGATCCAGCCTGTGGCACCGGGGGTATGCTCATCGAGGCCATTCGGAACATGGATGACGCCAAGCAATCCTATGGTAAGATTTACGGGCAGGAGAAGAACCTCTCCACCAGCGCGATTGCCCGCATGAATCTGTTCCTTCACGGTGCAAAGGAGTTCAAGATCCGCCGTGAGGATACGCTGCGCAAGCCGATGTTCATCCACAACGGACAGCTGCAGCAGTTTGACTGCGTACTGGCCAATCCGCCGTTCGGCCTCGACCGCTGGGGAGCGGAGAGCTTTGAGTCAGACCCGTATGGGCGGAATATCTGGGGCTGCCCGACAGATTCCAACGCAGATTTTGCCTGGCTGCAGCACATGGTCAAGTCCATGCGGCTCGGTAAGGGGCGCTGCGCCGTGGTAATGCCGCAGGGCGTCCTGTTCCACGGCGGGCGCGAAGGCGTAATCCGCCAGAAGATGATTGAGAGCGACATCATCGAATGCGTGATCACCCTGGTCGGCAACCTGTTCTATGGGGCGGGCGTATCAGCTTGTATCCTGTATATGAACAACAACAAGCCGCTTGCTCATCGCGGGAAGATCTGCATGATCGATGCAACCGGCATCTACACGGCGCAGCGTGCCAAGAACATCATGACGGAAAAGGATACCGGCGAGGTCTATCGCCTCTGGCAGAACTACACGCCCGTGCTGGACAAGTGTGCCATCGTGGACTTGGAGACGATTGTCGCGAAGGGCTACAACCTGTCGGTCAACACCTATATCGAAAAGACCCCCGTCGCCACCATGGACCCGAAGAAGGTACGCCGTGAGTTCATGGCGGCCCTGCAGGAGGTTCGTGACAGCGAGGCGGAACTCAGGAAGCTGCTTCGGGAGGGAGGATACATCGATGGCTGAGCGGATTACGATTGACGAGCTGAAAAGCTATCTCTGGCAGAGCGCTGTGCTGCTGCGCACCCACATCGATGCGGGTGCCTACAAGCAATACATCTTCCCGCTGATGTTCTTCAAGCGCATCTGCGATGTCTACGACGAGGAAACCGCTAAGGCCGTAGAAGAATACGGAGAGGACATGGAGTTCTATCCCGAGGAGGAGCTGCACACCTTCCTTGTGCCGAAGGGCTGCCACTGGAACGACGTCCGTCAGGTGACGGAGGATGTCGGCGCGGCGATTGTGAAGGCCTTCCGGGAGATTGAAAAGGCCAACGGCGATAAGATGACCGGCATCTTCGGCGACGGCGCGTGGACGAACAAGAACCGCCTGCCGGATCGTCTGCTGAAGGATCTGCTGGAGCACTTTTCCTCCAAGTGTCTGTCGCTGGCCAACTGCCCGGAGGACGAGCTTGGCCAGGGCTACGAATACCTGGTCAAACAGTTTGCCGATGACAGTGGCCATACCGCGCAGGAATTCTACACCAACCGCACCGTGGTGCACCTGATGACGGAAATGCTCCAGCCCCAGAGCGGCGAAAGCGTATACGATCCCACGTGCGGCAGCGCAGGCATGCTCATCAGCTGCATTGCACACCTCAAGGCGCAGGGAAAGGAATGGCGCAACCTGCGCATTTACGGGCAGGAGATCAACCAGCTGACCAGCGCTATCGGGCGGATGAACCTGTTCCTCCACGGCATTGAGGACTTCCATATCGTCAACGACGACACGCTGAAGAACCCTGCCTTCATTGAGAATGGACAGTTGCAGCAGTTCGATCTGGTGCTGGCGAATCCGCCGTACTCTATCAAGCAGTGGGATCGCGGCGCATTTGAGCATGACAAGTATGGCCGCAACTTTCTGGGCACACCGCCGCAGGGGCGTGCGGACTACGCCTTTATCCAGCATATCCTCAAGAGCCTGAACCCTCAAACTGGGCGATGTGCGATTCTGCTTCCGCACGGTATTCTGGGCCGTGAAGATGAAAAAGGTATGCGGACAGCCATGATACAGGCGGATCTGGTCGACTGTGTCATTGGCCTCGGCAAGCATCTGTTTTATAATTCCGCAATGGAAGCCTGTATTCTGATCTGCCGGGCTAATAAACCTTCCTACAGAAAACACAAAATTCAGCTGATTGATGCAAAAGAATATGTGACGCGTTCGGGACAAGAAAGGTTTATTTCTGATGAGCATATCCAATTAATCGCTAACGCTTACCATAACTACTGCGATGTGGAAAAACTTTGCAAAGTGGTCAGCATTGATGATGTAGCTGTCAAGGAATATTCTTTAACGATAACAAAGTACATACAAGGAACATTCAGCTTCATTGAATGTGAAGCAGATGATTCTTTTGAGGATGACCTTGATGCATGGACTTCGGCAACCGATGAAATGCACGATATGTACAAAAGCCTCGTCGCGCTGATAGGAGGTCTTCAAGAATGAAAGTCAAGTTTTCCGATGTCGTTCGAAGGGCAAATACGAAAGAAGACCGATTTAACACAGATAAAGAGTTCTATGTTGGCGGCGAGCATATGATAACTGGGGAATATCTGATTACACGACGTGGAACCATTGCAGGCAGCAATATCGGACCCATGTTTTACTTTGGGTTCAAAAAAGGTCAGGTTTTATTAGCCTCCAGAAGTCCTGATTTGAAGAAGGCAGGCATGGTAACATTTGATGGCATATGCTCAGAGAAAACGTTTGTGATCGAAACAAAGGATGAATCAGTCCTTCTCCAAGATTTCCTTCCGGCGATTGTTAGAAGTGAAAGCTTTTGGAAGTATGCAAATGACAATCAGAGTGGTTCGGTGAATCATTTCATTAACTGGACAACGTTTGCAAATTATGAGTTCGATCTTCCTGACATCGAAACGCAGCGAAAACTATCCACCCTTCTGTGGGCCATGGAGCGCACGAAAACCGCCTATAAAAACCTGATTGCCAAGACTGACGAGCTCGTCAAATCGCAATTTATCGAGATGTTCGGAAATCCGATTACTAACAGTAAAGGATGGCCAACGCAGC